CATATTTGAAGATGCATTCAGGATAGGAAGCTATGGCTGATAGAACAGATATATTGGCTGCTTTGAAAACCCCTGGGTCGATAGATCTTTCTCCTGATTCTGGACACATAGATTTAAGCCCAGATGTTCCTAGCGAAAGCAAGGCCACATCAAATATTTGGGGTATAGATATAGATATTCCTAAACCTCGCCCTAAAGGGGGCGGAGGTTTTCTTGGGCCTATAGGTACAATAATTGATATTGTTGACACGCCTCGTGCGGCGCTTGTGTCAACGGCTAAAGAAATAACTGACTTGATTCAGGGTGAAGGTTTTTCTGCTACTGATTGGTGGAACCAAACTTCTGACAATTACATGGTTGGTCAGTTCATGCAGGACGAGGGGTGGGGTACAGGCACAGGCTGGGATTTAGCTATTGGGTTGCCTTTGGATATTGCTCTTGACCCGTTGACGTATTTGACTGGTGGCGCTGGAGCGGCTGCTCGTATAGGTACGTGGCGTAAAGCGTCTGACGCTTTGCGTAAGGCTGCTGTTACGGCTGATAAAGCTGGTGATGCGGTTAAGGCTAAGAGGTTGAATGATTCTGCGGTTAGGGTCGCTAAGAGTCGTTCAATTCTTGCAGGTGGTGATGATCTCGCTGAGATTGGTTTGAACCCTGCTGGTATGGGGTTTACTGCGTTTGGTACGGGCCGTGTTGGTCGTAAGCTTTTTGAACCTCTTGCTAATCGAGCATCTGGGGGACAGTTCAGCAAGTGGGCTGATGCCAGGAGAGTCAAGCAAATACCTAAGTATTTGTTAGATGATGCTGCTTTTGATCTTTCGAGTGCTACTAAGCAGGGTCTGAAAAACCAAGAAGCGGTTTTGACGACCATGAAGAATATGCGGGCTGGTAAGAGCTTGGGTAATGTTTCGTCGCAAGTTAAGCAAGCAGCGAAACTTGCTTCGAGTATGGCGGTTGATGTTGGCCCTCGTTTAGGCAAAGGTAGCGCCGCATTTGGGCGCACCATTGCTATGGGTCCTGGGAGGCTTTTCAATACTGCTATCGCTAAGACTCCTTATTTGCGAAGTTTGAGTCTTGCTTTAGGTGGCGATACTGCCAATTTGAAGATGGCTTCTAGAGGTTACGGTGTTGATGGTGCCAAGCTTACTGATGGCGATGTTTTGTTTCATATGGAAGCTTGGGACAATTTAGATATTGCGAAGAATGCTGAGAGGGCTTTTGGCATTAGTTTTGGGCAAACTGTATCTAAGTTACGTTCAGAACTAAAAACAGTAAATGAAGGTCTTGTAGCTAAGAATTTGCCTGAGCTTACTGAGGAAGAGCTTCTTTTGATAGGAGCCCAACATCCTTGGGCTCAGATGGATGAGGCGCAGCAGGCAGCGACTGGGTTGTTGCCTGGGAGCGATAAAGCTCGGGCGCAAGAACTTGTTCAAGAATTCTGGGAAACTACCAGAAACCAGTTCAACGAGCAGATCAAAGCGCGAGGTGGAACTCAATATGGGTCCATCGACGAAATGATCGACGAAATGTACGCTGCTCGTTATCTTGATTTAGATAATCCTGTTGCTCAGGTTGTTGGTGGCAATCGCAATGCGTGGCAAGCTCCGCTTCCAGAGTCGGGGATGATGAAAGGTAGTCCTTTCCAGCCTCGAACTTATGTTGCTAATCCTCAGAAGGGGACAAGGCAAACAAATATTTTCTTGGGAGAAGAACTTGTTCCTCCTGGTCAGCACCCTAAAGGTTTGAGTATTAGGGAGCAGATGGTTGAGATTGGAAAGCGGGCGCATGGTGCCGAGTTCCAAGATATGTTTAAGAAAGATTTTTGGGATGTTGTGCCTAGGTACGGTCGCGACATGGGTCGCCGTGTTCGTTTCCAGCGTTGGCATAACGAAAATGTTTCATCTGGTTTGATAAACAGAGCAACCGTTGACAAAGGTTCGGTTACTTTTAATCGAGAGCAAGCACAAAAACTTGAAAAGTTTATTGAGAATGCTCAGAAACACCAAGCAAGAAGAGCTAGGAAATTAAATAGATCTCGACAAGATGTTGAGAAAGCTCGACAGAATGCTGTTAAGAGCCGTCCTGGGCAAGAAGAAGAATTAGTAGGATTACAAAATCTTTTAGTTCGGATGCACAACGAGGGTATGGAAATTAGCAAGATTGCTAATGGCCTTGAAGAAGCATTAGGTGTCACGGATCTTTCTGACGAGGCTCGTGCCGTAATCGTTCAACTCGCTAACGGCACGTTTGATGCCGCTGATGCCACGGGAGTTATTGCTGGCAGGGTTGGGCAAGAAATTATTTCTGTATTGGAGCCAGCGCAGCAACGGTTATCTATGCTGCGTAATTTCCAGCGTCAACTCCAAAGTGCTTTGGATCAGATTCAAGCTATGGGGGCTCCTGGCGCTGCTGCTGGTGCTTCTGAAGCTCAGATTGCCCGTTTCTTAACAAAGATAGACGGGCATATCAGCAATTTGGAAGAAGTCTTTACTGGTCTTAACCGTGGGTTATTGCGAGGTTTGGAGAACGGCGAAGAAGTCGTCGTTATGAAACAGGTTGTCAAATTAACTGACGATATCAATAACCCTAAGTATCCCATTTCGTATACGACGAAAAGGCTTGAAGGTCCTGCTCCTGTTCAGCGTGAAGTAAGACGTATGTCTCCTGAGCGTGCTGAAAGTTTGCGTGACGTTCGCACGCCTAAGCAACCAGACCAAGCTATGAAACAGCGACGTGAGGCTGGTAGGTTTGCTTCTGGTCAAGAACCAGATTTACGTCCAGAGTTTGTTTCTGGGACTATTGAGACTCCGCCGTTGACTAGGCATACTGTTCAGACTCCTACCGAAACATTTCATGTTGACCGCTACATTTCTCCTACTGCTGGGGATTTGGGTTGGCAGATAACTGGTGAGGGTTTGGAAGCTGGGCATCCTCTTGTTGGTGGCACGAAGATTTATGCGAGTTTGGGTGAGGCTTTAGACGAGGTGTACTCTTCGCTTGGCTATACGAAGGTGCAGGATAGATTGCCAGACGGGACGTTTGGTGGGAAATATTTTGTGCGTGAGGTGACTGTTCCTAAGGATTCTCCTTTATGGAGAACCCAATCTGGTAAGTCTTGGTCAGAGCGTATGGAGAAGATGGGTCAGCTTTCTAATCAGCTTGATGCTGAAGCTGTGATTGCTGGTAAGTCTATTGAAGATGCGGAAGATTACATTCGGGGGCTTGCCCGAGAGTTAGATGGATCTGATGCTGTTATTGGTTTGCAAGATGAGATTGCTCGTTTGCGTGCGTTTAATGAAGCACAACAAGGATCGAGGCATTGGTTTTATGAGCTTGTGGAGCAGGCCCCTGTTAGGGAAGCTGGCGAGGCTAGTGTTTGGCCTCCTCGCTCTAGGGCTATTTGGCGTAATGCTGATGGTTCTGAGAGAACGATTTATGAAGTTGGGCAGGAGTTGGGCCTTGATGATGCGACGATAGCTAAACGCTACGTCGATCAGCACAGTCGGGTTGTTAAGACTCGTGGTCCTAAGAAAGCTCAGTCGAAGAAAACGGTTAGGGCTCAGAAGAAGGGGCGGGAAAAAGCGTTTGAGGATGCTGGTGCTCCTCAAACTCGTTTGGCTCCTCGGGAGTTCAGTGACGATCTCACCAGAATTGCTAAGAACTTAGAAGATGATATGCCGTGGCGACAGTTCGACACGGAACGAAATGGTTTCTTCCAAAGCCGAAACAGAACTGTTCCTCATATTGTTACTGATGTTGAAGAGAAGATGGCTTATCTTCAGAAAACCTATAACAGGGTTCAACAAAAAATTAATGAGGCTGCTGATAGGGCAGGGGTTGTTAAAGACAAGATCAATGCGGCTGAAGCTCGTGTTGCTGCTAAAGAAGCAGACTTTGAGGATATTCGTTCAGAGATTTGGATTGAGCGGCAAGCGCAAGCAGCGGAGCAACTCCAGATCCAAGCAGAAATTCAGAATTTGAAAACTTCTGGAAGTGTTGATGATTGGCTGAAAACTGCTGACAATAATGATGAAGCCATGATGTATGTGATGAAGAATCGTGGCTTGTATACCGCATTTTTGGATGCGTATGGTGAAGCGCAAACTAACTTTATGCAGTCTTTCAGGAATCTTGATAAACGATTTGTGCCTGGTGGTACTGCTAGTTCTGGTGGGAACTATGCGGTTGGCGGTTTAAGCGAATCTGCTATGCACACTTTTGAAGAAGCTATTACTGCTGGCGCTAAACTTGCGGATTACAAAGAGGTTGGCAAGTTTGTTCAACAGTATCGAACCATAGCTAACTGGTGGAAAGCGCAAGCTGTGAGTACTCCAGGTTTCATTCTTCGTAACCTTATGGGCGGTTTGTGGATTAACTCTGCTATTGCTGGTGTGGAGATGGGTACCCATAGCAAGGTTATTGCTATGGCTAAGGCTGCTGCTTTAGCAGGTGAGGGTAACGTCATTGATGGTGCTCGGCTCTTGTCTCAGGGCGATGGTGCAAAGCTTTCTGGTGTTGCTGGTCTTGGTGGTATGCGTCGTGCTAGCGCTTATGACTTTGAAGTGTTTACTGAGCTTTTAGAAAGCGGTGCTGTTGGTACTGGTCAGGCGTGGTCTGAAGTTGCGACTGCTGTTTCGGATACTGCTACTGCGCCATTTGCTCGGGAGATTAACGAATTAGGTCGTGTTAAGTCTGGTGCGAGAATGGCTATGGCTGATAAAAGCACCACTTGGAATCCATTTAGCGCAGACTTCAAAGGTTACGTTGGGGTTAGAGGTCAGAACGAACGTGCAGAATTTGTTTTACGTGCCGCTTTGGGCTTTGACACAATGAAGAAGGGCGGCAATTCTATTGATGCGGTAAGGAATATCAACAAGTATCACTTCGATTATTCTGATCTGACTGATGTGGAACGTCGCATTAAAGATGTGATTCCTTTCTACACTTGGCAAAAGAATGTGGTTCCAGTGTTGTTGGAGTCAATGGGGAAACGTCCTCAGGCTTGGTCGAATCTTCTTCGTACCAAGAAAGAGTTGGAGCTTCATTCTCCTCAGGAAGGGCTCGTGCCTGATTACTTTGGTGAGAACATGGGTATCAGGTTGCCGTTTAAGATTCCTGGGATTCGTGGGGGGCGTGTGTACGCTATGCCAGATCTTCCTTTCAGGAATCTGGCTACTTTCGCGAAGGAACCGACTTCTCCGATTCGTGTGCCTTTAGAGTCTGCGTTTCCTTGGATTAAGATGCCTGTTGAGATTTGGGCCAAGAAGCAGTCGTTTGCTGATATTCCGTTTAGCGGAAGATATCAGCAGGTTCCTAGTTGGGGTAAGATCCCTGGGTTGATGCCTATCCTTAGTGCTATGGGTAAGGCTAAGAAGTCCAGTGATGGAACGTGGGTGATGCGTGACAACGATATTTATGCTGTGGATCAGTTCTCTCCTGTGTTGGGTCGTATGCGGAGGATGTTGCCTAATGAAAGCGCTAAGCAAAGACGTTTAGCGCAGACTTGGATATCAACAATCTTTGGTGGGGGTTTCCGTGTTAATGATCCTTGGGAAAAGAACTCTCAACTTATCAGGGATAACACGAGTTTTGCTAATGAGTGGCGTGATATTCTTGATATAGATACAAGGCGGGTATGACGTGGCCCTTACAATTATTTCTCGGTCGGGCTGGGAAGCTCGACCTCCTAAGAAACCTTTTACGAAGCTGAAGCGGTGGCGTATTAAGGGCGTTGTTTTGCATCATAGCGGTGTGAAGAATGGTCCTTCTGGTATGTCTGCGGTGAAGCAGTATGAACGATTCCATATGGATTCTCGGGGCTGGAATGCTATTGCATATAACTGGCTTGTAGACGAGAAGGGTGTTGTTTATGAGGGTAGAGGTCCTGGTATTCAGTCTGGTGCTACTAAGGGTTGGAATAGTCGTACTGAGTCGATTTGTTATACGGGCTGGGGTGCTGCAAAGGTTCCGAATGAAGCTTTAGTTTCTATTAAGGCTTTGGTGAATGATATTCAGGAGCGTTACGATAATGGACTTTGGGTCAAGGGACACAGAGACTTGGGTAATTCAACTTGCCCTGGTAATTGGCTTTATGACTGGCTTCGCGCAGGGATGCCCGTCGATGAAGGAGATTGGGCTCAGATCGACTGGGCGTCGATTACAGCGCATGTAGATAAGTTAAAGGGGGTAGTATCACACTCCCCCCTCTCCGCTCGCCGTAGGAGCCGTGGAGAGGCTGTCAGGGCAGTACAGCAACGATTAAGTGACTTGGGGCATGAACCTGGTGGTATTGACGGCATTTTTGGCCGAAATACGGCCAGAGCCGTCAAAGAATTTCAAAGAAAGTTTGGATTCCTTAAAGCCGATGGGGTTGTAGGCGTACAAACTTGGGATGTCTTGTTTGCATAAATGGGCCAAAGTTGCCCTATTATAGGAAGTGAGGTAGCAATGCCTAAAGAAAGTAAACAATGGAAGGATTCCTCTTCTGTTGACAATGCTGAAGCGATGGGAATGAAAGCTAAAGAAGCAGCTTCGTTTTTACGCTCCACGGCACTAGGTAATCAAGATTCGGGCGGACGCCCGTTTGGGAAGTAAAATGACTGAAGGTTCAGCCAAGAAACCATTTGACTGGGGTGACTGGATTGAGCGTTCTGTTTGGACTGCGGTCGAAGCAGGGCTCGCCATTCTTGTTGTCACAGACGTATCAAGCTTCAAAGCTGCTGCATCAGCAGCGGCTGCGGCTGGCATAGCGGCTCTGAAGTCGCTAGCCAAGCAACGTCTGGCTCGGTGACATCTGTGGGGGACGATGAGGCTCTTGATGACATCTGGGCAGACTGGATGGCAGAAGAAGGGTTGGAGATCGAAGAAGAGATCGAACTAACCCTTTTAGAGACTCGTGGTACTCTCGACATGCAAGACGGCACCCATGCTCAATGGATGAATGGTGACCTAGGCGTTCTCTTTACTTTTACTTCTGAAGAAGTCACTGAGATACTTGACGCTTGGGATGATGCTGTTGGAGGCAACTTGATGGCCTTGACCAGTTTGATGAACTGGCTTCAAGGCTTCACGGGTTTCCTGACCACATGCGTCAACGCCAAGTCAGATTTAGAGGATTAATCTTTGAGCTTTCTCCACACAGCTTCATGCTGAAGGAGATTACTGCGAACTTTGGCAGCAAGCTCATCTCTTCTGCGCGCCAACGTAGTTTTAGGGATGTCCAACACTCGTGCTACGAAGCGTAGGGATAACCCAACATCTACAAGCATGTGATATAGCCATTGTTCGTCGTCGCTTAGAGAGTCGAAAACCTTTTCAACGGCATCTATCAAGTCCCCTTCATCTCTGTAAACGCTTTCCCAAGAGGCAGAAGGTTCCTCGAAAGGGGCGGCGCTCATAAGAGCTTCCGCCTCCGTTTCGGGAATATGGTAGAGCCTTACGGCTCGATACCATTCTGTGTCTGTTACCGTCGCTCGTGACCTTTGAGGTCTTAGCGACGGAAACTTGTAATCTTTTAACGCTTGAAAGAATGCTTCAGGATCAAATTCATTGTCCATCGTCCCAGGGCAATAGTTTTGAGCTTATAGAGAAATAAGCTTTGCCCTCAGGAAACTTCCCCAACGGTACATCTTCTTTATTGATGATGTTTACCATTTCGCTGTATGTCAACGCAGCGAAATTTTGTCGGGTTGATGACCAGATCCAAAAGTATAAGTCCATTCCCGAGTGATCCCACCAGGACAACGCAGATATTTTTTCTAGTTTCAATTTCAGCGGCGTTTTGCCCATTCCCATCACTTCTACTAGCCGCTGAGGGTTTCCTTGTAAGTAATCAGGAGTATATCTTACTCCCAACGGCATTTTGTGTATGTGGAAAGGTGGACGGTTCAAACCGTACCTAACCCAAGAGTCGTTTCTTTCCTCAAAAGCTGTTTCAGCTTCGTCGCCCATCTTTAAGTAGCGTTCTTGATAGGACCCTTGGTGGAATGGTTTGTTCATTTTTTCTTCCCGACGATCCTCTGTATTTGAATATCGTCTTTATAGGCGATGCCATTTAAGGCATCTTCTATCGCTTTAAGGTAGTTGGTAGTATCTCCTCGGAGTTTGCTTTCCTCTACTTCTAGCGGAGTGATGGTTATCTGAGCTTTTTCTTTGCTCAGAACCACACTCATGCTTATTGGTCCCTCAAAGAGGGGGCCTTTGTAATGTTCTTTGACTGCGTTCTCGTAGTCCCGAGTGTTTTTAGGAGTGTACGCATAGCCTTTTTTAGAGAACCTAGGGCGACCCTTGACCTTTGGGCGCACTGGAACCGTAAATTTGTAGGACTTAGGCACGTCTATCGCCTATTGCCACCACTGCTCTATCAACAAGATTACGAAGTTGCCGTTCTCTGTCTGTTCGGTCTGTGAACTTCTGTAAGCGATCATCGAATCTTCTTACCCAATCCAGTGTCGCTTCGTATGTGAACTCTTGCCAGATCAAACTGGTAGCGAACCCAAAGAGCGCTTTGCTGCGATCTTCGTGTTCGTGTTGTTCCCACAGTTCTTTAGCTAACCCCAGAAACTCCCCATCCAGCCGAAAACCCCGATCAACATACTTCAGTTTCTTCGGCTCAGTCGCGGCATGGAGGGGAAGTAACTTTCGCATTATCGCTGGAGGCGTTCTGTTTTCTAAGGCTTCTTTCGTGAACTTTTGCCACGAATAGCCTTCAACTTCTTGCCTGCCAGGAGTGCGACCCCCAGGGTAGGGAAGCCTTAAGCAATTCCCTATGGAATCTTTAGCTAAAGATTCTTGTTTGGGGTACACCTCGCGAGTGGGGACATCCACGATCCTGCAAGCACCTATAAGAGCTTGGCGAACCAAGCTGGCTGCCATTGGTGCTTCAAGATAGACCCAAACGTGGTACCCCTTGGAGCGAGAGGGCTCTTTCCAAGAGGTAATACCCATTTTCGTGAGGAGTTTTTGTAAGTTGTTTGAATGAACGTCTGATATTTCTCCTTCGTCTAAGTCAACTGCTCCCCAGTTGACCATCCAAACACCGTTCTTTTGCCAGAGAGGGTACACACCGATGTTGGCGTCGCCTTCTAAGTGCTTCTTTACTAGCTCTTCGTATTCTTCGCCATACGCCTCAACATAGTTCCCCTGTCGGGTGAGGGGCTTTACTCCTTTCGCTACGTTAGCGATGAAGCCGCCTTTGTGAAGCTCAGCGAACTCTTCTACTCCACCCATCGGTCATCCATTGGGATATCAGACTCGAAGTAGTCTCTGACGAGGCCGCAGTTAGGGTCCATGTAATAGTCAATGGGATCATGCGTGACGTGGCATGGCGGTCGCTTATTCTTGCAGAGGTCCAGCGAGACTGAAACCGAGTGCATGAGTCGTTCAGCGTCCGAGAGCTTTGGGTCATCACGTTTCCTAAATACGTTTAATTGAAGAATAGCATATTCATCTGCATTGAACTTGCCATCATCCATTCCCCTTGAACTGCCACGGTGTGACGCTTTCCCAGATTGGTGAATGAGAGCGGTTGGCATTTTCTCTGCCTCTGACCATTCCTTCAGCCCTTTGAGAACTTTGGATACGCCTTCGTATCCGCTGGCCTGTGGTAGCTGTTCAAGGAAGTCAACCATGACAAAGCCAGCTTTGGCTTGCCAGTAGTCCTCGCATTCACGCATGGCTTCCGACATATGCTCGAAAGACATGGCGTTTGGGAAAATTTTGATTCTATCTAGGAAGGAAACTTTGGCTTCTTCGATTTCTTGAATGACGGAAGGATCCTGAGTCCGCAAGCCATCTTCCACCTCCGCAAGATTGCGTTGGTAAAGTAAAGCGAAAAGTTTCGAGACAACCAAGATCTCTGGTTCGTCGGGGGTGTAGATAACTCCATGAAAGTCTGGATTCTGTAGTAAGTTCGTTGCCATTGAAGAGAGAACCACAGCCGACTTGCCGCTGTGAGCCCTGCCTGTGACAACAAGAACGTCGCTAGGCCAGATCCCTCTCATCTTTTGGTCTATGTCTGAAAGACCCATGTAGTAACAGTCGTCACCACGTTGGGCATAGTCCACCCACTCATCCACTGCCGCTGAAGTGGGGCGGAACCATTTGTATTGTTGCTCTCCCAGTAGGTCGAGATCGACACCCGCTAAACGGGCATCGACCTCGGCCTCGGAAAGCTCTACGGCTTCTCCCTGGGTTTCCATTTAGCTGTGGAGATCCTGACGGCGGGATACCCAATCCCACTCAACCGCATCCGCTTGCGTTTCGCCTGCGGCTTGGTCGAATACGGTGAGAGGCACATTGCTGTCCCCATCATTTACCCACATTCCGAAGTCTTGCTTCACGTCGAACCCGAGGCGTGCAAGAGCATCTTTACCAATGGAAAAGTTTGGATAGTTTGTGCCACGGTTTGTTTTATCTGTCGTGCCATCAGCCTTTTCTTTGACTTTGTACACTTCGATTACTTCACCGTTTTCGTCTTGCCATTCTGGTGGTTGGAACGCTATAAGGTTCCATCCTGCTTGACGAATGTCGGCTTGTTTGCCGACGCACAAGGGTACACGCTTGTAGACACGGCCAGTTACTTTCCCTCCTGCTGGAGCGGAAGCTTTCGGTCGTACTGGAGCGCTACTCGCAGGGGCTTCCTCAGATGAGGTGGGCTTATCACCGTCAGGCCTGGAAACGCCGCTTTTCAAGCGACGCATCACCACGCCATCAGGGGAAAGGTCAACTTCCTGCCCTGCTTGCTTAAGCACCTCATTCTTCACGTCAGCGAACAGGGAAGTGGCTTCAGCCATGATGCCTTCCTCGCCCATTGACTCGGGGACAGTTCGCTCTATGGAGAGCGAATAGTCCGCTGTTTCATACGGGGCTTCGCTCACCTTTTGAGTGAAACTCACCGTAATTTTTGCATTGTCTGTCATATTTCATCCTCCCTTTGGATGTCTTTTTCCAACAGATCTTTGAGAATCATACCAGAAACGGCCCACGGCACAAACTAGCAGATAGTGAACCTCGCTCACCACGGCTTCTCCCCGAGGTGCTTGCCACGGCATTCGCCTGCCTGCCACACGGGACACCATTTGGGTGAGCAGTGCCAGCCTTGCCAGTTCATGGGCCAAGGTTCGATGTTTGCTGTCATTAGCGGAACGATGGACCAGCACATTTCGATGAAAGCGTCGATGTGTTCTTGGGTGCGTT